CTACGAGTGTCTTGTGCAATTACGTTAGCATCACGTTCAATGTTGAACATGAGGCCTTTGAAGCGTTCTACAGACCAACGTCCGTTTGAATCAACGTCAAGGTCGAAAGTACCAGGAGTTGCTGTAGAAGCAGCACCAGTCTTAGCGACTTTGTAAATAGTACGAATAACTTCACGGTTGATTTCAGCGAGAATTTCCTGAGAAAGAATATTGCTCAGTTCGCTTTCTGCGTCAAGACCATGAATTGCTTTCAGGTCCTGGGCAAGTTCAACTGTGTATTCAGCTTTAAGAGCACGTGACTTAGCAGTTACAGTGGTCTTCTCAATGCTGAATGCCATTTCTGCAATATCGTTACTAGCTGAATCACCTTTAGCTTCAGCAGCTGATGTTGACATACCGTTACCAGTGGTGTAGGTACTGCCATCAAAAGGGTTGCTACCAGCGTGTGCAGGTGAAGCGGCGCCAGTGAAGTCAGTATCAGCTTCGTTAAACAGAGCTTCAGTACCTGTCTGGCTAGAGTAGTGTGATTTCATTGCGAAGATCAAACCAGTAGGACCAGTCATAGGCTGTACACCAGCTACGTCATAGGCCATCAGGTTTGGCAACGCACGGCGAACCAAACTAATTAATACGGGGTCATAGTTATCAACACTAGCGCCAGTAGCGTTAGTGTGAGCAGTTTCAAACAAAGCAGCACGCTCTTCACGCAATGCTTTCTCTTGGTTTTCGAGAACTACAGCAGTTACCGCTCTACGATAAGTGTCTTTAATCGGTGAAAGACTCTCATGGTTAAGGACGGGTTCCCACTTTTTCTCAACTTGTTCTGAAAGATACATTAATGTCTCCTTATTGTGGTTTTATTATAACAATCTTTACTATTTATAAAAAATTAAAACTTTGAACCTTTTGCAATTGCATTAGCATACTTGTACATAATAGTGTTATCTGTTGCGCTAAGCTCATCTACTGTATCCTCTAATTTATCTTCGGAAATATGTTCAGTAGTCTTTGCAAAATAATTATTTTTAACAACTGTGAGTTTGTTTTCATAAGACTCAGCACCTGAATAAGTAATGTCCTCTACTAATGTAGCAAACTTTTCTTTTTCTGTGGAAGCTAGATCTTCAGAAACAGTGCTAAAGATTTTCTGTTTCTTTAGAGCAACTGATTCTTCGTTAAGGTCAATGTTCTTTTGAACCTGCTCATCGAGTCTGTTCTGAAGTTCATCAAGCTTACTCTGCATTTCGGTCATTACGTCATACTTTTCTTCAGGCACTTCAATGTAGTGCTCAGTGAATACCTGTTGCATTCCTTTGATAAATGATTCAGTAATTTCGTTACGGAGACCGTTTTCGATTGCCAATTCATTTTCATTCATCCAGTTCTCAACACAGTATGCCATATACTTGTCTACGTTTTCAACAAGCTCTTCAACCTTAGAATCAAACTCAATGTTAGCCTGTTCTTCAAGTTCAGCTTCAATAGCTTCAACTTCGCTGGCTACACGAGATGTTACAACAGCTTCAAAAATTTCAGCTGCTTTGTTTTTAAATTCTTCTGTGAGATTTTCGTCATCAGCAAAAAGTGCCATCAGATCTTCTTCATAAAGAACATCCTCTTCCGCAACTTCTTCTTCAACAACATCTTCTTCCTCGAGAACATCTTCAGCATCGAATTCCTCTTCGGTAATCTCTGCTACATCTTCCTCAACGGCTTCGTCTTCTGCAAGAACTTCATCATCTTCAAGTTCTGCTTCTTCCTGGTGTACGTTTCCGGCAGAAGCCTTCTTCATTACATCAGTTTCGCTTGGCTTGTCATTGACATAGTTTGCAGGAGCTTCTTTAGCGCCATTGCCATTAGGAAGTGTGTTGTCTTTGCTTGCTTTGGCAGCTGCAGCCTTTCCTACTTCTGAAGTTAATCCGCCTTCTGCATTGCTAGAACCACTAAGGTCTTGCATTTCAGGATTCGGATTAGAGCTACCTTGGGTAGGATTAGTTGCATCGCCCTGAGACTTATCTTTGGGTCGATTTGCCTGACCCTCCATAAGCTCTCTAATTTTGGACTCTACACCCATCGTTTCTCTCCTTTACGGTTTGATTAAATCAGTATCAATATATTTATAAAAATTTTATATTTTAGATATAATTTCTAAAAAGTTTTGGAAAGCTTTTACTTTAGCCTCGGCCAAATCTCTACTACTTGCTTTCTTAATATACTTTTGGGTTTCTTCAATTTCCTTTTCTTGGAAAACTCCATTAACAAATACCCACTCCCTACTCTCCATTATGCCCTGAACATAAGCATCAGGAGCAGAAGGATCAGCAACAATATCTGCTGCTGTAGCAAGCATGAAGTCATCCTGTACTTCATTAATACCTTCACTGTTCTCTTTTAGTGAACCGAGGCCTCGAGAACTAACACCTAAGCCAGCTCCCTCTTGTATTAATTCTTTTGCAATCTTACCCATCGGGGTTTCTAAAATTTTAGCACGGCCAATCCAGTTATCGCCATCTTCTTTAAGAGAAGTAACCATATGTGAAACACGATCTAGATTAATACTAGGACCGTCAGGGTGGCCCAATTCTCCGTATGCTCTTTTAGTTGCAACTTGTTCTTTCATGTAACGGTCAACTTCTTTACCCATTATCTCTTTAGGATATACACGACCGTTTCTATTTTGTAGATTTGACTGTAGAAAAACACCTTCAATATAAAGGCTCTTCTTACCTGACTCTGATTCTTCTACAATATATTTCAAATCTTCGTTAAGTTCTTTAATGAGTTTCATTAGTTAGCTCCTAAATTACCGTCAGCACCTTGGTGTTCTGATGGACCGTAACCACCAACCTTAGCCAACTCAATGATAACAACAGCATCCCCGCTTGAGATACTGATATCTATGTCTTGATCGTTCTCTGTATTCTCAGAGAAGCCATACCAATCAGTGAAACCGTCTCCGTGTACATACATAATATCTACACCGTTACGGCTAATAGTTACGGTTGCGGTTTTATCACAATACCAATGTACTTTTGAAATATTTACTAAAGGGCTGCTCACAGTCTCAGAGGCTTTTAGTAAGTCAACATCAAGATCAATAGAGCCACTATCTCCACCAGTTCCGCTGACTCGTACTACGGCCTGAACTTGTGTCAACTTTAAATTAGAACTAGCGAATGCCATCTATTTTCTCCGTTTACTTTTTCTTCTTATGGTTCATGTGAGATTCTTGTGTAAGGACTTGTACACCTTCTTCTGAAATCTCAACCTGTTCGATACCATGCTCAAACATAACCTTGTACCAAGCAACATTTCCTTCATCGTCTGGAGTGGCGTGTTCGCCTGTGATTGGTGTACCTTCACCGAAACCTTCTTTAAAGATTTTGGTTGCACACATATGTTTGTCGCCTTCTAATGAGCCTTTTTCGACTCCATCCATTGGCGCCTCTTGGATATCTACCTCAACGCCTTCTCTGAATTGTTTAAACGTCTTCATTATCGTCTCCCGTTTCAACTGTTTCAGGCTCGGCGGCAGGGTCTACCTCAATTACGTGATCTTCACCATCTGCCAAACCCATAGCTTCTAAATCTGGATTTTTAAAAACACTTTTCGCAAGCTCTTGCCTATAATCACTGAGAGCTTCGCCTGCTCTTGCTTGCATGATAGCATTAAACTTATCTTGGACTTCACTAGCTTTACCACCAGCCATACTTTGCATCATGTCTCTAATTGCTGCTTCTCTGTCCATCATTGTTCTCCTGTATCTTCACCGGCAGCTTGTTGCTGCATTGCCATGTCATGTTCTTGGTCTTGCGTCATAAAAGGTTCTTCTAACTGCAATTGCATATTTATTTCTTCTATTTCTTCATCTTTAAGCATGAGTATTTCTTTCTGTACATACTGTTTGCTAAACAATGAACCAATATAAGATGACGCACCTTGTAAAACTTCTATTCTACTTCTAAGAATCTCTTGATTCTTTGATTCTGTATAGTAAGCATCTTGTGCATACCTGTATACAATGTTTTCTCTAATATCCTTCCAATCATCTTCAGTGATAATATTTTTCAATACTAACTGTGTTTTAAGAAGATCATCAAATATAGCAGAGAACTTTCTTCTTAATTTAGAAACAAATTTAGTAAACTTTAATTCGTCTCTGTTAATCTCAGCTGCTCGGCCAAAGTTTAGACCCGCTTGCTGTTCTAATCTCGATACAGGAACATTCAAAGCCTGATATAGTTTCTTTTGAAAGTATACTATATCTTCTATTTGTCCTAAGTTCTGTCCTGCTGGCAGTGTGTCAATTTGTGTACCCTGACTACCTTCTCTGCGCGGAAGCCAAAAGTCCTCCAACATGGACATAAACTTTTTATCGTCCCTGATTTCTCCTGTGTTAGCATCATACACCAACTTGTTACGATATCTATCCATGACATCTTTTAAGTATTGTTCGGCTCTACCACTAGGTAAGTTGCCAACATCAAGATAAAAAATTCTACGTTCCGGAGCGCGTGTTATGCGGTAAATGACCGCTGCGTTCTCCATCATTCTAAGTTGGTTAGCTGGGCGTATGGCTTTATGTAAGTAAGACACGGGAATATTCTTATCCATGTCTATTAATCCACTTGGACAATAAACTATAGCATCTTTAGTAACTTTCAAACCGTTGTCTGAATCAGATGCTTTATACTGTCCGGGCCTGGTGGCTAACCCCTTTTCATTAAATATAAAAAATTCGTCTACACTTTTAACGAAAGAAACACCATGTGTGTTCTTTTCTTTCTTTATTTCTTTGACCTTTGTAATTTTACGTGGGTCAATATATCTTACATCTTTTATACCTTCTTTAGGTTTTTCAGTATCAATTACTTTATGAAAATACATTCTTCCGTCTATGTACCAACGCCTAAAGTAATCCTGAGATCTATTATTAAAGTCTAAAAGACGTAAAATATACTCAAACTCTCCTGTTATCTGCTTCTTAACTGAGCTGGATAACCCTGTGTTATCCAAATCTAATGTTAGTGCAGCTTCATCATCTAAATTTGCTATTGAATCATTTACAATATCTTCAATAGCGGCATCAACATCAGCCATCATGGCAATGTCTCTGTAACGCTTAATTAACTCGGCTTCGGTGTTGGCAACGCCTTCAATATCTAGATAGGTACCGTAATACCCACCCGCTCTAATACTTTCAACGCCACCTTCATCCGAAGGCGCCACAAAGGACTTCTCACTTTGTGGCGTTTTTCCTCGAGTTATTTCAAACCCAAAAATATTCATATTATATTATCCCGAATTATGACTTAAATTACGTCATAATGTTGATACTGGAAGGTCACAGTGAACTCTTCCAAAATATCGTTTTGCGAATATGCTAATGCAATCTCACTCATTTGTATTGGAAATGCGTCACGTAAAGTATAAGTACCACCTGGCAATACTTTATCATTTCTGTCTAAATGTTCAACAACAACGTCTGCTTGGTATTCATTCGGGTTCAGCCTACCTTGATTGTTGGCTTTACCGTTCATACCTTCCATCCACTGCTCAAAGGCTCTTCTTAATGACTGTTTGGAATCATTTACTATTGTAATTGTCCAAGGATCGAAAATTCTTTCCCCTGCCATTTTAACCTCACGACCTCTATACTGAATGACCGTAGGGTTTACTGTGGATGCTGGTAAAGCAGCACCCGTTACCAGTAAGCTAAAAGAAGGATCGGTACCTTGAGCAGTAACATAATTAGGAAATCCAAGCAGAACTCTAAACTGATTAGGGCGAGCCCCACCAGTACCTAGTCTTGCTTTAAATTCGTTAATATTCATTTAAATATTCTCCTGTTTACTTTTATTTATACTTAAATACCAATCTCTTCAAAACTGATGCCTGTTCTAGTAGCTACAAAGTTAAGTGTAATGTAGTTAATAGCTTTGGCAGGTTTGATGAAGATATCCGCAACAAAAGAATTAGAGTCTATTACTTGTCCGGTGTTGTTTGTTTCATCACATACAACTCGGAAGTCGTATATTCCTCTGCGACCTTGAACATCACGCAAGAAAGGTTCTACTAAGTTTCTAAACTGCGCTCTTGTGAAGGCATCGTTGAATTCAAACAATTGGAACTTGGCAGCTGTACTAATAGCTTTTTCAAGTGTAATGAAAAGTCTGCGAACATTGATACGGTCAAAAGCACTTGCTTTTCCTATCATTGTTTTGTCGCCGAACAATACAATACCGTTACCAGGGAAGCCAACTACTGGGTTAACGCCCTTCTTGTAAAGAGTATCTCTATCTGCTTTGTTGGGTGAGTAAGCCAATTTAACAACATTTTTAATTTGACCTCTGTTATACCCTGCAGGTGAAAACCAAGGATCTGCAATATCATCTGTTCTAGCACAAAGACCTGCAACGTCACCGTTTAAAGGTACCCAACGATATTTGTCGCTGTATCTGTTATACATATACTTCCAACCGGAATCCATAACAGCGTATGAAGAAGAGCTGTAAGTATCGTACTCGGCAGCAATGTCAGTTGCTTCAGAGCCCACATTATCAATAACTGACTCCTGGATCGGTGAAACAAATGCAATACAATCTTTACGAATATCTGCAACATTGTCAACAACATATTTAGCAACAGTTGCCGATACGTCACCTGTTACGAGTAAGTTTACATCTACAAGTTCGTCATTCGCAAAAAGATCCCAACCTGTTTGAAGGAAGCTAGGTGCCTGAGTACCCAAATTGCCACCTGCTAAACTAGAGGTGACCTCAGTTGGATCGGTCAGAGCAGAAACCAAAATGTAAGCAGTTCCGTTACTACCTGGGTTACCCCAGTTTAAATGACCTGCTGGATGACCTGTATGCCAAACATACTCTGATCTCTGATTTAAAACATCCTTATAATAGTTAGAAGAATTGAAAGTGTCCTTAGCATTGCCTGCTTTAGAAACACCTGCAAATTTTTCTAGGATAGTTCCTGCAGTACCTGTAATGTCTCCATCTTCATCTACTACAATCATGTGCATTTCATCTTGTGTTGCGCCCTGATTTGTAGCCCAAGGTGTAGCTGTTGGGGCATAATCAAATTCGGTTGCGTATGACCAAGATGAGAATGTTGAAGAATCTGCCATTGAAACTTTTAGGCTGTTACCTAAAACGCCGCCATATTTAGCTGCAAACATACCTACTACAGTGCCACTAGCATGGTTTTCTTCATAGTCATCTTCGTTTTCAATTAAAAGGCCTTCTGAAACACTGTTCAAAGTAGCTGAAGCAGTAGCACTAGTGCCGTCTCCTGAAATTGTTACAGTCGGTGCACTAGAATATCCTGAACCGGCCGTTGATACTGTAATAGCAGTAACTTCGCCTGCTACAAGTGTTGCTGTTGCTGTTGCTTGTGTTCCATCAGCATCGTCTGGAGCAGAAATTGCTACTGTAGCTGAGGTATAACCTGAACCAGCAACATCTACTGCAATTGAAGCAACACCCTTTGTTTGCAAAGAGGTTGCATTTTTCATTCCTGTACTTCCTGCTCTTACTACTTTAAGAGCAGAGCCATATGCCAAGAATGAAGTTGCAGCCAGGAAGCCTGGTGCTGTTACCTCGTTAGGCTTGCCAAAGCGGGAAACCAATTCTTGTTCATTACTTACGGTTATAATCTCGTTACAAGGACCCCACAAAAAATACCCAACAGTACCACCAATAGAAGTGGCAACAGCGGGGACGATTGCGGTGACGTCTGTTTCTTGTACGAGAACACCGGGTGATAGCTGAAACGCCATGTTTATTCTCCTCGTTAATTATTGTCTAATAACATTGAATATCATCTAGACTATTTATAAAATTTAATATTTAAACCCCAAATCCTTTATTTTACTACTATAGCCTTCATCTGTTAACCAATAATCTCCGGAAATTACCTCTCCTTCGGGTTCATCAGTAGCTTTATGTATAATAAAAGGCGTTAATGTTTGTTGTATTTCTGTTATGTTTTCTTTATATAACCCTTCTCTTGTGTTTACATCAACCAAATCTTTGAAAAAGGGCATTGTAGACAACCAACCAAGCATAACTAAACACATCACTAAGTCATCGTGATATCCTTCATCTGCCTGATACCCCTGTCCCTTTTCAATAAAAGTAGAAATTTCATGTATGATTTCAGCATCAAACACTAGTAATTTCTTTTCTTCCATCAATGATTTAAAGCTAAAACAACCTTGTCTTTTTACTTGTTTAGAAGTATTCACTCCCAATCTAGAACTTCTGCCAAATCCAGGAGAAACATACTGTCTACTTTTCTCAGTTACCGTGCTAAATATATTACTATATTCTATTTCCTCATGTAGGATTTCAACAATTTGTCCACCTATGTCATTATTTTCACATAATATATAGGCATCGTTGAAGTCTCTACCTAACTTTGCTATAACCTCAGGATACAACAGAGGTGCTATTCTATTATTTCTGTATGTTGCCACTACTCTATATGGCATATCTGTTATATCTGTTACAACAAAAGCAGAGTAGTCTCCGCCAATACCTCTAGCAGTGTCTACTGTAATACAATAGTAGTGATCTTCTTTTGGTTCTTCGTATATTCTTAGCCCGTCATCATTATAGAATATAGGCTCTTTGGAACTAAGTGTAGCAATAGTTCTAGCATTAATAAGTGTATTACTAGAACCGAGAAACTCACACAGAACCTCTTGGTTAAACTTTAGTTCGCCAAGAAGTTTAAGTTGTTCTTCTGCCCACTTCTCATCTCTACCGGGTATTTCTTTGTACGGAATAAAATGATGAATAAACCCGTTTGCTTTCTTCTCCGCTTCATTCCAAAACTTCCAAAAGTGATTGTATCCCAATGGAGTTGAAGTGAGTAGAATCTTTGTAGTTTCACCAGCAGAAATAGTAGGATATACAGAAGCAAAGAACTCATCCGCAACATTGTTCGGAATGATTGCCGCCTCGTCAATGTACAACCAGTTTACAGACTTACCACGAATACCTGAAGTAGTCGTTGCTGCTGTGAATATTCTACAATTATTTTCTAATTCAACGTCACCCTTGTTCCATGTCTTTACACCCTGCTGCATCCATATAGGCAGGTTTTCGTACATAGTTTGATAACGTGCCAACACCTCTCTTGCTGATGCTGTTTTGTTACCCATGATAGCAACAGTCTTGTCGCTTTGGAATATAGTATAATGAAGTATGCAGGCTGCTGCTGTTACAGTCTTACCCTGCTGTCTACCTTCCATCAAAATAACTTTACGATTATTAAGTATGAGTTCTACTTTTTTCTTCTGACATTCGTATAGTGTGAAAGGCTGTAGACCCCTGTCCAGTGTAATAATCTGAACATAGTTTTCTATAAAATATATCGGATCTTTGCTACACTTGATATACTCTTTGAGTTGATCCCGTGTAAACTCATGTTCGTACCCTATATTTTTGAGGTTAGGGTTACCGTGATAGGAGGTACGTTCTTCACTCATGGTCTAAAACATCTTTATTCAACGCTCGTAATAAGTCTTTTGTACTTCCTACAAATAAATTGTTATTAGTTACACCGCCAGAACCTACCTGTGTGGGCCGGTCCGAGGCTTTCTTCTTCTTCTCCTGCACATCTAGCATATCCTTGGCGTTGTCTTGAAGTGTTTTAATAAGTTGTCCCGCCACTTCATATGCTCTTGCCGAGTCACTATTTTTGGCTATATGCAAAATGCCTTTGATTGCCTCATCACTATAATCAGCAGTTTTTTTCAATAATTCTCTTGCTTGCTGATAATCATCTTCCAATTCTTTTTCAGGGGTCGTTACAGGAGCCGGCAAATCATTTTTTTCTCTTACCTGTTTTAAGTTTGTGTCTAAGGCTTTGGTTGGTGAAACCTTAAACTTATCATCTAGACTATCAAACGTACTCATCAATATTCAAACCCCGTATGTTGTTTTGGTTTAAACTGATCCAAAACTAATTCTGGTTTTGGTTTTCTTTTTATAGGAGGTCTACGCTTAGACCAATAAAAACCCTTTTTGATTTTAATAACAAAAATGGCAATTATTTTATCAGGCTGTAAATCTATTATTCGGTTTTCTTTAGTATAATGTGACCAACTATACTGGCCCATTTTACTTATTCTCAAATTATACACCCACATTTCATGCACGTAACCACATTCATATACTATGCGCAACTTTTCTAAAGTGCGACGTCTTAAGGCATATTTTAATCTCATTCATATATTTCCTCAAAATCAATAACAAATCTGTAGGGGTCAGCCGGTGTAGGTTCTTCTACTGTGTCTGGCGGACTCTCCAAAGTAACTGTAGGCGCAGAATTATATCCTGAACCTCCACTAGTTACATTAATACTTATTATTTTGCCATCCTTTAGGATAGCTTCAGCTGTTGCACCCGAGCCACCGCCGCCAGTTATTGTCACGTCGGGAGCTACAAGATACCCTTCTCCTTGGTATTGTACATTAATGGTTGTAACAGTTCCACTTTCTATACGTGAAGTTGCTGTTGCAGTTTTTGTTGTAATAGTAGCTGTGTGTTGCGTATAAGGAGTTGATGCTGCCTCAGTTATATCTGTATATGCTCTAGCTACAGCTTCTCGTATAATATTTTGATCTGCAACATATCCGTAAAAATTTAATCTCATGGTAAAACTCAATGTCCATATAATACTCATCCTAGAAGCATACTCTCCTTCATACTGATCGTCATATGCAACATTATCCAAAGTAATTTTAATATCTCTTTTAATACCCATTTCAGGCAATTCATTGACCGTTATATTAAAATCAGGATTGAAAAAAGGTAAAATTTGTTCTATAATTTGCAACCCATCTTCTTGGTTTTTAGCAAAAACATATAGATCAACAGTCATATTCCACGGTGTAGAAACAAATGTAGAGCTGACTTTTCCTGAATCTGCTCCGGCAATAATAGCTTTGTTTTTTTGTACTAAAGATATTTTTCTTGCAGGATCGTACTCAAAGTTCTGAATCTCAAAACCCATTCTAGGTAAAGTAATAGCAACCTCGGCTCTGTCATCCGCATCTTCTACTAGAGCAATACGTGACAAAAACTTTTGTTTTGTAGAGTAAGAAAGAGGTACACGTATAACTTGCTGTGTCACATTATTTTTGTCAACACGATTAACATTAATATTTGTGAATATCATACCAAAAGCAGTAATAGCTTTCTTAATATGTTGATGATAAAATTGTTTATTCTTAAACATTATCCAATTTCTCCGAACGGATTGACTTCTGAGAAGTCTATGATATCTTCCAAATCATTAAAGTCTTGGAAGTCCGCTCCATCAGTTCTGCCAGTGCTTGTATCTTCAGCATATGTTTCAAGTATCAATGAAGAGCTATCCTCAAGCAAGAATAATTCATTATCTTCCAATAGAAACTGATGAACCAACATATCAAGATTTTGTTCTTCATATATGTTGTCAAGTGATGTAATACCTGTATCAATAACTTCACTGCTGTATTCAAACAAGTCACAAACAAGTTTAAAGACGTAAAGTTTTCCGGCTTGATAAAATGGATCTTGAAACTGTACTTGTTTGATTTCAAAAAGAGATTGTGTTTTCTCAAAGTAAAGCAAGTCACCCTCAGAGGGGCGAGTGTCTTGGGTAAATATGCCATCACTAGTTGCAACAAGTTCATCCCATCTGCGCCTTGCTAATACAAATGTGGCTTGATCTCTAAACTCAATACCAAATTTTGTAAACAATTCTCCTTCACCGTCATAACCATCTATATTTTCAAGATACATTTCCAACGGATAGGCCTGAGCAAATTGACTCAGTGTATCTTCATCAAAGATTGTGTCTTCGTCTATAAGTGTTCGAGGTAAATAATATACGTCATGTCCGTATATTTTTAGACTTTCGATAATCAGATCTTCTATTAGCCGTTGTTCGGCAGTAGTACCGCTAGTATTGCCCGATTGAAAATAGAAGTTGGTGGCCATTTCTTATCCCACCATAAATGTCGGAGGAAGCTCATACTTTAACTGCATATCTCTTTCAACTTGATCTATTTCAGTAATTGCCTCTTCAAATATTTTATCTCCGTTAAGTGTAACACCGCCTGGAAGTTGTATGCCACCAAACTTCTTCATGTTCTCACCCCACTGTCTTTTGATAAGAGAAGTGGCATATTTCTTTAAAAACATATCATCATACACTTCGGAAAATTCTGTAGGGTCTACAATACTGTATGCTTCAAACACAATATAATCCCCAGGATTAAATGTTTTACTCCAATCAGTATCAACATAAATGCGGTTCATTTTTCTATTAAAACGAATTTGTCTTTGATTAACTAGTAGCTGCTCAAGTGTTGACAAGTGCTGTTGTACTACTGTATAATATGTCATGTCAGCACCAAGTAAGTTATATAAGTCATTCTGCCTAAACTGATACATTACGTCAAATATTTCTGTGCCTGATGTGCTACTATTCGTGGCGCCACCAAAATTGAACATTCTAGTCACATACAATACCCCATCACCTACTGTAATATAATTGTTGCTCATATCTCCTGCGGTAAAGGGTGTAGAAGAATGAAGAGCTGCATTAGCCCCTGAAGCTGAACCGGTTACTGTTTCTCCAGCAACAAAGGTGCCTCTGGTGTTTTCACAGGTAAATGTACTTACATCTGTTATTGCTTTAATAACAGTAGTTGCACCTGAAGTTGCCCCTCTAAGTATTTCTCCTACTGTAAACTGATTAGCAAGAATAGAAGCAAGTCTTACTATGTCACCGGTTATCTCATGTGAGATAAAGATCTTCTGTCGCCCATCAAAGTGATACTCGTACCAAAACTGCAAGGCATCATCAATGCGATCTGATATTTGATCTTCGTCTACATTAATTTCAATTACAGGAAAGCCTAACCTGCGTAAACAGTAGTCGATTAGTTCTTGTCTTGTGCTAAGTGCCATGTTAGTTTCCGAAAGTATGTCTTTTATTTATAATAATTTTAAGAACTCCAGTATTGAACCGCGCCTGCTCCTAATACATTTTTAGTTATGTTAGATGTACTGATACGCCTTACGTCATTTTCACCTGTTATCATTTGGAAGTTTGGACCGTCACCCTGATTTTCAAAATACCCCACTGTGACAGACTCATCTAATATATTAAGAGTAACTTCTGTTGGTTCACTATAACTGTATTGCCAAGTTACTGTTGGATCTGCATCCGTTGCTATTTTCATTCTTCCCATTTCCCAATAGGATCTAAATTGCTCACTATAATAATCAAAACTACTAGTAAGTGTAGCATATTCAGGACCCAAATCAAGAATTTCTGTAGTATAACTAGCTTCGGTTATTGATACTTTTGTCATAGGTA